GTCTGCAAGAGCAGGTTGCAGAATGACTTCCATGTGTGCCCTTCCGGCTTACTGATCTTGTGGTAGCCGTTTACGTTGCCACGCTCTTCGATGTAGAGAGCGCCGCTGTTAGCCCCGTTGACGCGGGCAACCAGCTTGAACCACGTCTGCGGCTCAAGGATGTGGTAGAGCCATAGCCCTCGCCTCTGGTCATCGCCAAACGGCTGGCAGAGCCGCTGCTGCGACAGCTTGACGCCCGCCTGGTGCATCCTGTCGTAGATGCCGTTGTGCGGTCGATCAGGATGGCAAGCGTGGAATCTCCAAATGTCCTCAGTCAGCCAGTCATAAATCGGGTAGACGTTGAAAACATTGTCGATAATGTTGGTAGTCCATCGACGCCCATTGAAGGTCTTGTTGCGTTTCTCCCAAGTGGCAATGGCACAGTAACGATGCAGGCTTTCCTGAGCCCGAATGCCGATGAAGGCGGCAGTCAAGTCGCCCTGGCCGTACCACTCGCCAAACAAAACGATGAACTCTTCAAACTCCATGCCGGCCACGGCAAACGGATAATCCTTCTCGGTCTTGCAGCCCCACGGCTTTTCGCGAATCCACGCTTCCCGCTTTGATTCATCCCAGCACGTCCATCGTGGCTCGTAGTTTGTTACGGCGTTGCGGAGCAGCATCGGCATACAAATCCAATGCGGTTCGATGTGCCGCTGGTACATGCTGAACATCTCATCAACATGCGAGATGGTGTCGGCGTACTGGGCTTCAAAGTCAATGAACATCACCGCCACCTTGCGGTCTCGCCTGACGGCTTCCTCCATGACTAGGTGAAGCATCACGCTTGAATCCTTGCCGCCACTGAATGCGACATAGATTTTCTGGAAGTTGTCAAACGTCTCGGAAATGCGGCGTCGTGCCGCAGTCAGAACGTCAACGTCGCGGTATCGTTTAACGCCCATCAGTAAATCTCCATTTCTCGGTCAGGTGCGGCAGCTTCCATCTCCACTGGCGTGCGACCGTTGGCGACACACCACTTATTCAAATACTCAAGAGCGAGAGCGTTGGCAGATTCCTGCTGCCGCTCTGTCAGCAGGTAGAACCCTCCGCGATAGGTCGCGGGAATCCCCAACGCATGGCATGTGGACGCTTGCCCAAGCCAAGCGATCCTGTTCATCGCACCGTTGGTTAGGTAGTGCTCACAGCTGTACTTCCAGTGCGTCGTGACGTACTCAAGGGCGGCACGGAACCGTGGCAAATCAGCAAGAAATGCACGCATCGCCTCTTCGCATTCCTGCTTGTTCATGCCATCTTTGGTCGTGGCATAGAATCCGGCCTTGTGGCATTCCCACTTGTCGAACGTGTGGAAAATGCGGCCTTCGTCTGAGGTGTTGACCGTTCGCCAGTTCTCTGTCTCGTCGCCGTATGTCGCGACGTTGTCGGTTAGTTCCACGAAATCAGCTTCGGTGACGCTGCCCTCGACGTCCCATGACTTGCTGAACTCCTGATCGGAAAACAGTTCTGCCAGCCCAGTGATTTGGCAAAGCCGCAGGATCTCGTCTTGATCCATTCCGAGTTCGCGGCTGATACGCTCCTCTGACCAGTTGCGTCGCTTCAACTCCACCACGATGTCGCTCATGGCAGACACCGCGTGCTTGCCTCTGGCTCGGTTGTGCCGGATCGTGGAAGCTATACGGCTACCACGGTCTTCTCGCTCTGTCTTGATGACTGCGAGTGGCAGATAGCCGTGGATGCGAGTACGCACGTCGTCGCACTCGCGGGCTACTCGATTGCGGTGAAAGCCGTCAACGACTTCATGAGCATCGCCACGATCCCAGGCGACAATAGGCTGCGTGTACCCGTCCTCTCTGATAGAGACTCGCAGTAGCTCCATTTCTGGAGGTGCCACGCTGTTGGGGTTGTAGTCGTTTGCCGTGACGTCAGATGTCGGCATCCACAAAATGCAGTCCACCGGCTCGCTGGCAAACGGCCCCGTCTCGTGCATCAGCTTTCGTGCAGCGTTGAGAGCCTGCACTTGCTCGGCTAAAGGCAGGGATCGGAGCTTCTTGCACCACTTTTCAATCAAGTCGTTCATCACGCTTCCTTTCGTGTGTATTTGCCGGGTTACGCCCGGCGCGACTGCGTCACCCGATAAGGTTGTCAGGCCGCAGCTGCACTGATACGCGCCTCTTAAGTGCTATGGCGACCAACGCGGCTCCGATGCGTAGCCGCTGCGGCAATGGCGTGCCGGTCTGTGTCAGTCCCCTGTAAACCGTGTGTGCGTCCTCATTGACCTGTCTGCATCCTGCTGGCAAACGTGCTGGTGCTGGTCGAGCAGGTTGCTCACCCACCGCACAAAGTCAGCACCAGTGGATCGCTTGTCAGCTGTTCCCGGTGGCTCAACTGATGCGGCAATCCGCTCGCTGTTGTGCGCCAGCCATTTCCGCACGTATGCGACGTGGCCGGCGTCTGCGAGTTCGCCGCTCATGCCGTCACCTCTCCCTTCGTCATGAGGATCTCGACTTTGCCCATAAGCAACTTGGTGAGTTCGCTGAACTCAGCGTCTGTGATTTCGCCAGCGTTGGCGTACGTGTCCAGCTTGGACCGCAGCCCTTCGCAGGATTCGATGGTGTTGGCGGCGCTGATCGCCAGGCGTCCCGCCTCGGCTCGAGTCCGCTGCGGCTCCTGCTTCGCCTTGGGCGACAGCACGACCTTCGCCGGTCGTGGCTCGTCGTTGTCAAACTTGGGACGCACCACGAGAGGCTCTGACGCCACGACGGGCGTCGGGTAGTCCTGCGCTTCCTCGGCGGTGATCAAGCCCCGCAAAGCGTCAGCAAACGCATTGCGAAGGGCAAAGCCGCGAGCACGGAGAGCCAACATCCTTTCGGGGTACTGGCTCCAAGGCCCAGACTTGCCAGCGAGCCCGGCCCGCTTGGCGTCTGCCATGCTGAACCTGCTCACGGTTGGTGCTGGGTAGCCGCGTCGCTTCGCCTCGCAGACAGCCGTGAGGTTGTCGCCCTGGCCCTCGACGTACTCCTTGACGTACTCGCAAACCGGCGAGGACTGCACGAGAGCCAAGGCAGCGTCGCCCCAGATCGTCGGCCTGCCGTTGATGACCGCGATGCTCTGGAGCGACTGCATTGGGGAAAGCCCGACCTCACTGCCGTGCTGGATCGCCAACATGCACGACTCAGGCTTGCCCTTAAAATCCTTTGGGGCAAACTCCGATGCCGCCACCATCTTGGAAAAGCGGAAAGCGTCGTCAAACGATGCCAGTGCGAGTCCTGTCTGTGCTCTGTGCGTGCTGATTTCTGTACTCATTTTCCGTGTCCTTTCGTGTGAGAAATTCCCGCGTTGCGTCCTGCTCGGCGGGTGGTTCGTTGCGTCCTTGCTGCTCCGGTTCCACCGGCTCCGTTCCGCCGGCCTGCGTCCTGCTGGCTGGCGTTCCTTGTGCGGGGTGGCTTGCCTGTGCCTTGCGGCTGTTGCACCCCTCGGCGCCGAGGAGACAGGCAAGCGACCGTGTTCAGTGCGTGATGTCTGCGACAGGGACCGTGACCCACGAGTGATCGACGTTGACGACCATCGTCTTGCCGTCGTCCGAGAACCACTCGATGTCGCCGCTCCAGCGTCGCCCAGCGGTCAAGCCGCTGACGAAGTCACCGACTGCGTGCTCTTGCCGAGGCTTGCCGTAGGTGTCTTGCATCCCGGCGACTGCTGCGAGGTATTCGTTTTCGTGTGCCATTTCGGTCATCTCCTTGGTTAGTGGGCGCAGTGTACAAAAGGCCAGTTGTGAGTCAACGATTCGGAAGTGCTGGAAAACAAGCTGTGGAGCGGTTTGTTGTTGTTGGATTTCCGTATAGTGTTTGCTAACGCCTACGTTAGTTCTCGCGAGGAAGATAACGACTGCGTTAGTTCTGTCAACCACAAAACCTAGCCAGCGTGGAAACAGCGAGATCGATGCCGTGAGCGACCGCCTGGGCGAGGTCGCTTTCGGTGCCGAGTTGCTGGCCGAGGCGGATGAACACCAACGCTTGAATCAGATTGTCGAGGTGGCGTCGCATCGCGTTGGCCCTCCTTGGCCGGAAGAATCCTTGAGCCCGCTGGCGAGATTGCCAGCGGGCGTGATTGGTTGGTCAGGCCATCATCAGATGACGCTGAACATCAACCGCCAAGGCACAGTCATCAATCGAGCAGAGCACTTCATGGCGGATGCCTTCGCCGTTCGCGTTGCGAACGCGAGCAATCACGTTCCAGTTACCGTCCTCGCGGATGATGCCGATACGTCCCACAATCTGACGGCCCGCAAAAGCGATGCGGATGATGTTGATGATTTTGTTCGTGGTCATCTTTTCTCTCCGGTTCGTGGCTGCGAGTCTCACTTGCTCGCATGGCACCATACTAGCGTTATCGTTAGTAGGGTGCAAGGGGCTTGAGCGGATTTTTCTAGAAAATTGCAAAACCGCTACTTTTTGCGGTGTTTGCGAGGCTTTGGCGTCGCCGGTTTGACTTCCCGACGCCCGACAGACCGGACGGTCAGGGTGCTTTTGAGCCCCTCGGCATCCGTCTTATGGACAAGCCAAGCCCTTTCGCCAGCCTTCCAGCCTTTCAGCCTGCCATCACCCAACAGCAGGCGAACCCAGCCAACGGTGCAGCCGGCGGCTTTCGCCGTTTCGGCAACCGTCAACCACTCTTTGTCTGGCGATGCCACTGCAACCATGCCCCGATACTAACGGCTGCGTTAGCCGAGTCAAGCATTTCACTCGAAAAACCACCCGTTTTGACTCCGACACCGTCACGGCTCTACCCTCGGGTACTGTACAGAACCTAAGTGGAGGATAGTCCGCATGGGTTGTGTACATTGGTATACTAGCAAGCACTAACCCCAAACGGCTGGAGAAAGCACGATGACAAGGATACTACGAGACGTCTACGAGAACGAGTACGCCATCCTCAGAGCCCACAACGAGTCATGCCGGCGGCAGTACCGGCTGACGTTCACCAGATGGGCGCAAACTCTCGGCACCGAGCCGACGCTAGAGCACCTCGATCCGCTGGTTGTGCAGACCTACATCGCCTCACGGCGAGCCAATTGGTCAGCCGCCACAGCCAAGAAGGATAGAAACCAGATTTCTGCCCTGTGGTCCTACTGTGCCAAGCGGCGATATGTGGATCAGTTCCCCACGCTCGCCCAGATACGGGCTCCAGGCCGCATACCGCGAGGCTACACGGTCGCAGAGGTATCGGCCCTCCTGCGGCAGGCTTTGCAGGCTCGCCCCTCTATAAAGCCCACGCCGGTGCCTCCGCAGCAGTTCTTCCCGACGCTGATCCGGTCTTGCTGGGAGACAGCCGAGCGGATTGGCTCGCACCTAGCCCTTCGCTGGCGTGACGTGGATATCGCAGGGCGGTTTGTAGTCTTCGCTGCCGAGGGCAGGAAGGGTGCCACACGCGACATTCTGCGAGCCATCAGCGAGGACCAATGCCGCTGGCTGGAAAAGTTCCGGCGTGACCCTGACGACCTCGTCTGGCCGTGGACAGCGGACAAGACGACGCTCTGGCATCACTACGGGATTCTCTGCAAGCGGGCAAACGTCACGAACCGAGGATTCCACGGGCTGCGGAAGTCAGCCGCCTCGTACATGGCGTTGGCCGGCGGCGATGCCGCTGCAACGCAGCTGCTTGACCACAGCAATCCCGCCATCACCAAGAACTGCTACATCGACGTGACGATTGCAAAGCCGAAGCACACGGCGATAGACCTGCTGCCGCCGCTCGACCTGGAGGACAGGACAGACAGAGACGAACAGCAGCCGCCGGAAAAGCCAGCGGCGTGAGCCTTGACCAACCCTGTCAATGTGTACGGAACCTCGGCCCTTATTCCCAACGACCGAGGTTCCGTAACGCTTGACGCCCGTGCCACACTGAACAACGTCGCCCGGCTGGACGGCACCGCACTGATAAAGCGGCAAGCCAACCCAGCCGGGCGGCGTTCCACTTTCTGGAATCTGGAATGCCTCACGTCATCATCCGCTTCCGCCTGCCCGACGAGCAGCCTGAGCTCACCGCCGCCATGCAGGGTGCCGACGCCAAG